AAACATTGGGCAATGAATTAGTCGCACTTAGGGCGCAAGTTAAAAAAGGCGTTGGACTTCCTTCGGGCGGTTCGGCGCACGAAAAGGTTCAGGAAACAAAAGCGAAATCGAGTTACTTTGATTCTTTCGCTTCATTAGTTCAAACTAAAATCTCACAAAGATAATGGCAACAGCAAACGTTAATGGTTTTCTCGATTCAAACACATACATCGGGCAAAACAGCTTAAATCGCACCAACCCGTATGCAAATGCAAATGGAGTAAACGCGGAGCAATTATACGGTATCGATACCTTTGAGGATCGCATTCCCGTATCATTCACTTATGGCACTTCCTCAGCTGGAAAGCGTTTGAACTTTGCACCGTTGACAGGTGTAACAAGTGCAAGTGATTTTTACAAGGTTACCGTAATGGATGAATCAGGAAATGAGGCATACGCCAACTGGCAATCCTCAGCACCAACCGCTATTTTACAAATCAATACCTCAGCGTTAAACGCGGGTAATGATTGGAAAGTATTATTTGCCGTGGCAACAACCGCAGGCGCAAAAACAGAGTTTTCATTTGGCATTGAGGATGCTTTTGTTTTAACAAATACGTCTGCAACCATTTCTTATCCAAACCTTTAAAATTAAAAACAAATGGCATTAGTTGAAATAAGCCAATTAGACGTGTCCTTTAGAGGTACGGAGGCAAATAACATTTTTTTAGAACCAGTCTTTTTTGACGATGATTTACGCGGACAATTCCGTGTACTTGGAAACGTCGCGAATAAAAAGAAGATGGTTTTCGTACAACAGTTGGAAAACATTGTGCGCAAGTATTCAGGCTGCGGATTTAATCCAATTGGTGCAGTTGACATTTACCAGCGTACTATCGACGTTGAAAAAATGAAAGTGGATCTTGAAATGTGTTGGGACGAGTTCGAGGATACCGTTTTTGAAGAGTTATTGAAAACAGGTACAAGGCTTCCAGATGTTTCAGGAACTTTGATTGAAAATATTCTTTTGACCCGTACTCAGCAAGCCATAAGAAATGACATTACCCGTCTTTCTTACTTCGGTGACCAGTCTTCAAACAATCCTAACTTTGATTCATTAGACGGTTTTTGGACGGTTTACTATCCTCAATTAGTTGCACAAGACTTAGTGCCACGTTGCAACACTGGTTCAGGCTCTGACCTTGGCGCAGGTGACGGCTTCGCAATCCTTCGCGCGGTGTATGACCAGGCTCCTTTGCAGTTGAAAGGTTTACCTGCTAACCAAAAGGTGTTCAATGTTACGCAAAGCGTTTATTCTCAATTAAGGGAAGACATTGAAAACGGCGGCGGTGGTGACTACGGTTTACTTCAGTTGATTAACGGGGTTGAGCAATTCACCTTCCGCGGGGTAACCGTTATACCTCAATTCCGTTGGGACGATATTGCAACAGGACTTGGAACAACCAAACCGCATTACGTGGAATATACCACGCCGCAAAACAAGGTACTTGCGACGGACGTGTTAAGCCCTGAAACGGCTTTAGAACTTTGGTACGACCAGAAGGACGAAAAGGTGTACATTAAAGCGCGCTTCAAAATGGGCGTTAATTATATTCACCCATCTTTAATCAGCTTAGGCTACTAATCAAAACGAATGAGCGCAATAACAGGCGGTTGGCTTAATCAATGTACAGACGGAACGTGCGCTGGTGGTATTGGCAAATTTTATGTTGCCAATGCTAATCAGGTGACAAGCATTACCAACAACGCATCGGGAGCAACCACGGCAATAACAATGACTTCAACGGCTGCCGTGTTTTACGAGATTGAATTCAGGGATAACTCAGGTGCGTTCACGGAAACGGTGACGCAAGACCCAGACACTTTATCAGTAGCCATTGAGCAAAGTTTAACGGGAATCATTAATTGCCGCGATCAGGAATTACGCAACCTTATTCAAGACATGGCAAATCAGGCTTGCGGCTTGGTTTGTGTTCACGTGGAAAACACGGGTAACTATTGGATTTGGGGCGTTGAACTTGTTGGCGGTAAGAAAAGGGTTGCAAGGTTAACAAGCGCCGAAGGTTTATCGGGTGCATTGTTTACCGATTCAAATCAAGAGACGCTTACCATTACTTGTAGAACAACGAACAAAGCAAGGTACATCGTAAACGGCGAAACAGTGATGAACGCCTTAGATTAATAAAGTATGATAGTTAGAGAAAAAAGCAAACAAATGCTTTACGTGGGTGCAGACCTTTCGGGCAAAGCTGGCATCATTCGAAAAACTATCGGCGAACTTTCGCAAAACGAATTGAGGGCTTGGTATAAATCAAGCCCTCAGGACGTTGGGCAACACGTCATTTATACCCCTGAGAAAAAAAGCTATGAGCCAACAATTAAAGAAAATACAGGCAGTCCCGAATCGGAACAATCGAGTAAGTAAACAGAATCAAAGCCCTTTACTTGCTTCGGTTACCTTAGATACCTCCAATACCATGCTTGTAAAGGAGGACATTTTTAACGAGCCGTCACGGGAAAGGCTTGATTTTACAGGGGCAAAATGGGTGCGGTTCTTTACGCAAAAAGATGACTTTTTAAAGAGCCTTATAGCCATTGTTAACAATTCGCCGACGTTAAGAAGGATAATAGAAGATAAAACAAATATGGTCGTTGGTGACGGCTTCATTCCCATGATGGGTAAAGCAAATACATTGCTTACCACGTCAATGAAGGGTGAAGTTATCACCGACGATTCTTTAAGCGAAATAGAAGATGTTATTTCACAGGTTAATTTACATGGTCAAAATCTTCAGGAGGTTTTGGCTCAACTTGCGTTTGACTATGATGCTTTTGGGAATAGCTTTTGCGAAATTGTTAAAGGTAAAGTAGGCAGCGAACCATTTACTTATATTTACCATGTTCCAGTGTACAACGTTGGCATTCGAAAAGCCGAAGCCGATCAGCTTATAAAATCGGTTGGCATTTACGATAACTGGGAAGAGGTGCCACTTACTACCGACGGCGTATTTTACGAAAGCGAAGGATTCAGGGAAGTACCGATTTATCCTGACTTTAAGAAATTTGAAGACGGAACGCAAAGAAGCGTTATTCATGTGAAGCAATACGCGGCAGGCTATTTTTACTTTGGTTTACCTGAGTGGATTGGCGCGAAAATGTGGGCTGAGATTGAATATCGCATTCAAAGATTTAATACAAGTAAGTTTGAAAATGGTTTCATGCCTTCTGGGGTGATGCAATTCTTCGGCTCGATTACGCCCGACCAAGCAAAGAAATTGGTTGAAGGAATTGAAAGCAAGTTCACGGGAATGGGGAATAATCATAAGTTATTTGTACAGGTTCTTAGGGACGAAAAATTAAAAGCAAATTGGATTCCCACCTCAAAGGAAAGCGAGGGCGAATTTTTAAACTTGCAAAACTTGGCAGCCTCGGCGATTGTCGTGGCTAACAGGTGGAGCAAGTCACTTGCAGGCTTCGCCACGGAGGGGCAACTTGGAAGCAATCAACAGATACGTCAGGAAATGGAATATTTGCAAAGTACGGTGATTAAACCGCGCCAAAACTTGATGTTATCTAAAATAATAAATCCTTATTTAGCCGAAATTGGGCTTTATAACCCAGCCTTTAAAGATGTTCAATTCTCAATATCAAACACTTTACCCGTGTCATTCATGGGTGAAATAAAGGTTGAGGATAATTTGACGCAAGACGAAAAAAGGGAAATATTAGGTTATTCACCAATCGAAACAAATGAGCCAATTAATACAACCGTCTGAGGTTATAAGCGGCGGAGTTGCAAGACCAACGCCTGCAGACATAAGACTTGATAAAAGCCTTATAAGCCCTCACATTCAAGATGCGGAGTTTCAATGGATTGTCCCAGCTATTGGCGTATCTTTTTACGATGCCTTGGTTGCTGACAAAGGAAGTTCAACCGCATTCACGTCAACGGCTTATCAAGCGTTATGGAATGATCATTTAAAATCCTTTTGTGCTAACGCCGTGTTATACGAAGCAGCTCCGTACATGGTTATGCAACTTGGTACAAATGGGCTTTATACGCTTGATAACGAGTATGGGCAAAACGTGGGGGTTGACGGCTTGAAATTTTATCAAGACACGATGCTTCAAAGGTTAGGGGTAAAGAAGAAAAGGATTAAGGATTATTTGTGCACTTGCGCAAGTAATTTAATAGGCTTTATTCCGAGTGCCATTGGTTGCCCTGAGGCAACTTGTAATGAGGATGAAGAAATATTTGACATTTATAACACGATGGGAATAGTACTATGAGTGAAGAAATAAAGCCAAAAAAGGAACGTAAGTTTTTAAAGGCATTAGGAAAAATCGGAGAGGTTTTGATTCAAGAACTTTTTTTCAAAGTAGGGAGCAATTTGATTCGAAAGATTGGAGGCAAAAAAACTTTGCCTTCAATTCTTTTTATATTCCTTTCCCTCACCCTTTTCGCCCAATTCCCAAACACATTGAACAAACAACGTCTTGGTTTCCAGACCACGGGCGACGGGCTTGTTTGGCGTGGTGCATTGTCCGACACGGCTTCCATTCAACCGGTAAACAATCAAAACGCATGGGTTATTCTTGATACGGTAAATTTAAAAATGTACTCATTTGATTTTACCTCCAACGTTTGGAACTTGGTAGGCGGTGCATTAGCCATGCCTTTCGATTCTATCACCTTTAACACTGCAAAGAATGGCACAGTAGGCGTGGGTGAAGTTGAATACAATGATACACAAGGCTCTCTTATACAAGGATTAAAGGGAGGTAATGTTACCAATGTCATTGGTCAACAATTACACCAAAGAGTGAATAATCGCACTGGAGCAACACTTAATAAAGGTGATGTCGTTTATTTATCAGGAAGTCAGGGTAATCGAATAACAGTGGCAAAAGGTTTAGCTGTTACGGATGCTTTTTCGGCTAATACTTTTGGTGTAGTTGCTGAAAGTATTGCGGACAATCAAAGCGGATTTATTATTACTGAAGGCTTAATAACAGGCTTAAATACTTCAGCCTTAACAGAAGATAGCGCGGTTTATTTGTCTCCAACGGTTGCAGGTGCATTGACTTCAACAAAGCCTCAAGCACCACAGCATACAGTGTATATTGGCGTGTGCGTAAAGAGTAATAACGGTTCGGGGGAATTGTTCGTTAAAATAAGAAATGGGCAGGAACTTGACGAGCTTCATGATGTTCGAATAAGTAGCCCAGTAACAGGTGCTACTTTGTTTTATTCAGGTGGATTATGGCGCGACACAACGGCAGCCCTTTTGGTTAGTGACACGGCTTCCATGCTTTCCAATTATGCAACAAAAGCATACGCGGATACAACGGGAAGGTTATACGCAAGACAGGACTATACGACAGGCGTAACGTCTTCAACTTTGACATGGACACAAAGTGACACTTTGATTCCTGGGGGAGTTAATGTTGTTCAAGTGTATCGTAATGGACAAATATTATTGCCTTCGCAATACACAATACCAACGTCAACAAGCGTGGTAATTGCAGCTTCATCATTTAAAGTCAATGATAATTACACGGTTATTTTTCCGCGTGGTGGCGGTGCAGGAAGTGGTGGAGGATCGGGCAGTTTAACATCAATTTCTGCAGGTACAGGAATAACAGTTAGCCCAAATCCAATAACAACGACTGGAGTAGTTTCGGCTGACCTCAGTGTTTTAATGGAATTGACAGATACATCATTATTGAACCTTACATCAAGATTCAACACAAAGCAAAATACCTTGGTATCTGGAACAAATATCAAGACGGTAAATTCAAATAGCTTATTAGGCTCAGGAAATATAAGCGTTGGAACATTGGTTGCGGCTGATACCGTTTCGTTATCCAACAGAATAAATACAAAGTTAAATTCAACTGACACATCTTCGTTATCTAATCGAATCAATCTTAAATTAAACGCTTTAGACACGGCTTCCCTTTCCAATAGGATAGACGCAAAAGGTACGGGTACTGTTACAAGTGTTGCCACGGGCTACGGTTTAACAGGTGGAACAATTACAACAACGGGTACTTTGTTACTTGATTCAGCCGTTGTATTTTCGCGAATAAGGGATTCCATTGTTGACGTTGCCATTGGGAATGATACCATAAAGATTTTAAAACAGGAATACGCACCAGCCACAACAAGCGTTTTAACTTGGACAATTACGTCAAAGTTTCCGATTCAATCAAAGGCATTTATTTTGGTTTTCAGAAATGGTCAGCTTCTTATTAATGACCAATATAATTTAACTGATACTAATAAAATTACCATTGTTTCCAATTCCTTTAAATCAGGGGCTAATTACACGGTGGTCACGGTTTCTGGCATTGGTTCGGTTGGGACGGGGGTGTTTCCAAACCCCGTTTACCCTGAGGCAGGGATAGCGGTATCAACAGGCAGCGCGTGGGCTTCAAGCATTGCAAATAATTCAAGCAATTGGAACGTCGCATTCAATGACAAAATAAACAATGCTGAGTTCTCAGGAACAAATACAAAGACGTTGACTTTGACCCAATATGACGGGGGAACATTTACGCCAACGTTTACCGACTTGCAAGGGGTGACAGGCGTAACGGCAGGAACAGGTTTAACAGGTGGAACGATAACAACCACGGGCACGGTGGCGGTTGATTTTACCACGGTTGCACCTTTAGCGAATCCCACGTTTACGGGCACGGTTTCGGGGATAACGAAAAGCATGGTTGGATTAGGCAATGTGGATAATACTTCAGATGCAAATAAGCCCGTATCAACGGCAACGCAAACGGCGTTAAATGGTAAAGAAAATACTATTACAGCAGGAACGACAGGACAATATTTTAGAGGAGATAAGACATTTCAAACCTTAGATAAAAGTGCGGTTGGCTTAGGAAATGTAGATAATACTTCGGATGCTAATAAGCCCGTATCAACAGCAACACAAACGGCGTTGAATGGTAAACAAAACACATTAACCAACCCAGTCATGGGCACGGGAACAACAAATACTTTGCCATTATTTACAGGGTCTTCAACTTTAGGAAGTTCAGTAATTCAAGAAAGTGGAAGTAACATTGGAATAGGTAAAACTCCTTCGGCAAAATTAGATGTTAATGGAGATTTACATACAAATGGAACTTCTTATAATTTTAATAATGTAAATAACAGAAATGGATATTTATACTTTGACCATTCTGGAGTGCAAGTTTGGAAATTTGGATTATTTAATGACAATAACAGTACCCTAAGTTTAGGTAATGGAGGTAATTTTAATAGAATATTTAATATAGCAAACAATGGGAACATTGGCATAAACGATACAACGCCTTCATTTGCCCTTGATATTAATGGTAGTTTTTCATCAAATGGATTATTTAGATTTGGAGGCAATACAAATTATATAGAGCATAATTTTGATAATGGTGGATTTTATAGCGAAATATATGGTACAACATCTAATAATAGGCATATAAGATTTCAAGGTTTAAATGACGCACAAACAAAATATACATCAATAAATTTATATGCAGGGTTATCTACTATAATGTTTAAAACAGATGAATTTAACAAAATGGAATTAACTAATAATTTATTAGTTATTAATGAAGATTCTCAGGATACAGATTTTCGCGTTGAAAGTGACGGTAACGCTAACATGGTTTTCGTGGATGCGTCAGCCAACCACGTAGGCATTGGCACAAATGCGCCTGATAAAACGCTTCATGTAAACGGTGAGGTAAAAATTGCAACGGTAACTGCAACGCCTTCAAGTTTACTTGGTAAAGATGGAAACAACGTCGTTGGCACGGTTACATTAGGAAATACTTTAAATTTAACAAGCGGGACATTAAATGTTAATAATAAAATTACAGATATAAATACATCTACATATAGTATTACATCGACCGATTATTATATTGATAATAAAAATAGTTCATCAACTACTATTATTTTACCATTAGCAGGATTAAATATATTTAGAGAATTAAAATTTAAAAATTCATCTACGGGTTCTTTAATAGCAAATGGAAATATTATTCCTTTAAGTGGAAGCGGAACGACAACGACAATATTACCAGCAACTAATGCTAAATGGTGTACATTAGTAAGTGATGGTACTGATTGGCGAATAATGCAAGCAAACTAAAAAAACATAAACATGAAACAACTCCTTTTCCTCCTCCTTTTCCCTTGCCTTGCCCTTGCACAATATCAAGGCAATGGAAACCAAAAGATAACATTGGGCGAACAAACGACTGCCGATGGGTTGATTTGGCGAGGTGTGGCTGCTGATACAACATTGACGGCAAAGAGCGACACAGCGGCTTATTTTGTGCTTGATACGGCTAATTTAAATTTGTATACCTACAAGGCTTCTGCAACTGGGCGAAAGTGGCGGCAACTTGGAGCGGATACTGCGGCTATTGCCTATGTTAATACTTATGGAACGCAAACGGTAAACGGGGCAAAGACATTTACAAGCGCACTCACGGCAACAAGGTTTAATCTTAATCCAACGGCAAACACGGCAACGGGAAATGGTATGTTTTTACCAGCAGCAAATACACTTGGATTTTCAACTAATGGATTAAACAGAGTTACAATAAATTCAAATGGCAGTTTTGGCATTGGAATAACTCCTGGAACTTTTGAAGGGTTAACTTTTCCTGACCCATTTTTTGATGTTGCTGGAAATATGCAATTAAAAGGTACAGCAGCAAATGGATTTTCTAATTTATCAATGGGAGGATTAACACACAGAAAAGCAGGTATATTTACTTCAATAGATGGTGAATCTCCTTATTTAAGTTTTTACGTTGCATC